GGGCCGCAAGGCCAAGCTGCTGGAGGATTCTGGGGCCAAGGTCGAAGACCTGATGAGCAACCAGAAGTTTGCCGAACTGCTGCGGGGGCTGGGCGTGGAACCACCCACCAAGATTTCCCCAACAACGGGCAAGGAGGCACTGGCGCTGGCCAAGAACGACGAGGCGTTCAAGGCGCTGGCCGATCACCCGGATGTACGGGTTCAGACGCTGGTGGCTGCAAGGCTGGGCAACAAGACCACACTGGAGGAGACCCGCACCGAGAGGCTGCTGGGGATCGCAGGGCGCGGAGCCATGCCGGTGCCGCTGTCCTACTATGCGGCGCACACTGGGCGCTGGGGTGGTGCGGACAAACTCAACATGCAGAACCTGCCAAGCCGTGGCGACAACGCTGGCAAACTCAAGAAGGCCATCCTTGCACCCGAGGGGCACGTGATGATCGACTGCGACTCAAGCCAGATCGAGGCCCGTGTGCTGGCGTGGTTTGCTGGACAGGACGATTTAGTACAGGCTTTCAAGGACGGTAAAGATGTTTACAAAATCATGGCATCTGCTATTTATCATGCGGCAGTGGAAGACATTACCAAAGACCAGAGGTTTGTGGGCAAGACCACGATTCTTGGAAGTGGTTACGGTATGGGGGCGGCTAAATTCCAAGCCCAACTCAAGACTTTCGGGGTTGAGATCGACCTCAAGGAAGCGCAGCGGATCATCTCGGTTTACCGGGAAACGTACCCGTGGATTCCCGCGCTTTGGAGTGCGGGGAATGCGGCCATCGACGCTATGGCACGTGGCCGTGCAGCCAAGTGGGGCAACGGTGTTATCAGCATCGACCGCGAAGGAATCTTGATGCCCAACGGGATGTACCAGCGGTACCCCGGACTCAAAAAAGTCAAAGACAAAGCGGGCAAAGAGCAGTACATTTATGAATCACGCAAGGGTGTGACCAAGCTGTACGGCGGCAAGTTGACAGAGAACATTTGTCAGGGTTTGGCACGTTGCATCATTGGCGAACAGCTACTGCGTATCAACAAACGATACCGTGTTGTTCTCACTGTACATGACGCCGTGGCGTGTGTGGCACCAAAAGAAGAAGCCCAAGAGGCGATGGCGTATGTCATGGAGTGCATGCGCTTTGTCCCATCGTGGGCCGAAGGCGTACCGTTGGACTGCGAAGCAGGATTCGGAGAGAGTTATGGAGACTGTTGAGAGAAGGATACGCAAAGGGGATCGCATCCCCTACGGCACACTGACCGCGGCCAGCTACGAATTGCGTCAGGCGTACTACTACCACGGGTTCAAGAATGACGAAGACCTGCCCGAGTTGCCATGCATGACGTACGACGAGAGTGACCCGGTTGTTGACCCGGAAGAAGTTGTAGCCAAGCAGGAGATGCACCGGGTGGTGGCCGAGATACTGGACTCACTGACCAAACGAGAGGCCAAGGTGTTGCGCATGCGCTTTGGTATCGACACTGCCGCAGACATGACGCTGGAAGAAGTTGGCAGGAACTTTGACGTGACCCGTGAGCGCATTCGTCAGATCGAAGCCAAGGCACTGCGCAAACTTAAGAACCCCAGCCGTAGCGGCATACTGCGGCAATTTATTTGCCCTGAAAACATCAGGACCACTGCCGACATACAGCGCGAAAAAGAAAAAGTCATTGAACGCATCGTGGCGCAAGACATAGAGATTCATTCACGGATCATTTCCAAGCGCAGCACACGGCCAGAATTACAAGCACCCCCACCTGCGGGAACATCGTGGGTGGATCATCTCAAGCAAAACGCACCTGACGTTTACAAGACCCTGAAAGATCATGTTGACCGATACGCAGATCAATTCCTCCGTCGTTGACTACGCCTACCCTTGCATGATGGCAGAGAAAGCCCTCAAAGAAGCACACATACACATGTTGAACCGTGAGTATGACGAAGCCATCGAGCAGGCACTTGTAGCCCTCGCAGAAACCAAACTGATGATCAACGCCATTCGCCATGAGAAAGAAAAGCAAATACAGACCCAAAGGCGTAGTGCTTAACACACTGGCCTACGTGATGGAGAGCATGACCCCGGTGGAGAAGCACGGGTCATTTCTGATCGACCTCAAGATCAAGAACCATGCAGCGATGGCGGCGCTGACCCAAGGACGCGCTACCAAGGCAGACATTGACATGCTGATCGCTATGGTCAACATGGTCGAAGCCCTGTACCGCATGGGGTTTGGTAAAGAGTACGCAGACACCGTGCACGAGGGGCTGGACGCAGTGCGAGAAGTGGCACGGCGCGGTGCACTGACCGGAAGATTCATTCTCAAGTCCACTGAGATGAACGCCATCAATACCGTCATGGAGTTGCACGATGCCCAGATGGATGTCATCACGGTCAAGGACATGGAAAAAGCATTCCAGATCGTAGACAATGAATGGCGGCAAAAGAAGATGAAACCTATTTTGGAGAGAGCATGAGCAAGTCACCCGCATGGAGTTACTCCAGCATCACACTGTTTGATCAGTGCCCCAAGAAGTACTACCACCTGCGGGTAGCCAAAGACATCAAGGAGCCGGAGAGCGAAGCGATGCTGTACGGCACTGCCGTGCACACTGCCGCTGAAGAGTACATGCGCGATGACAAGCCGATCCCTGAGCAGTTTGCATTCATGGGGCCGTACCTTGCCAAACTCAAAGCCATCCCCGGCGAGAAGCTGTGCGAACACAAGATGGGACTCAAGCGCACCAAAGAGGGCTTGCAGCCCTGCGGGTTCTTTGACAAAGACGTTTGGTTCCGTGGCATCGCCGACCTGCTGATCATCGACCGTGAAAAGAAGGAAGCCCGTTGCATCGACTACAAGACGGGCAAGTCAGCCAAGTACGCAGACCCCAAGCAACTGGCACTGATGGCATCGTGCATCTTCTTTCACTTTCCCGAGATCGAGCGGGTTCGCAGCGGCCTGTTGTTCGTCGTCAGCAAAGACTTCATCCCCGTAGATTTTGGTGTGAAGCACCGCCACGACATCTTTGTGAAACTCGACCACATCCTGACAGCCCGTGATGCCGCATACGAGAACGGGGTGTTCAATCCCAAGCAGAACTTCACTTGCCGGGGATGGTGCCCGGTAGTAGACTGTGCCCACTGGCAACCCAAACGAGGAGCCTGACATGCCATACAAAAACTCAGCCGACCGCAACGTCAAGCGGGAGGTGGAACTTGAGAAGAAACGTCCCGGTGCCCACGAGGCACGGATGGAGCGTCAACGTGCAAGACGTGCTGTTGACAAGAAACACCCTGACCGCAACGGGAACGGCAAGGCCGACATCCGCGAGGGCAAAGACGTGCACCACGTCAAGGCGCTGTCCAAGGGGGGTAGTAACAAGAACGGTGTGAAGGTAGTATCGCCTTCAGCCAACCGATCATTTAAGCGCGGGTCCAACCACAAGGTGGTGTCAGAGACAAGCGCAAGAGAACTCAAGAGGTGACTCTTGTTCATGATGGTCTGCGAAGTAAGGTGTGAGTAATAGCAGACGGGATGCACCCCACATAACCGCACCAGTCAGCACGGTTCCAACCACTTTCAGGGCCGGGAACTGACCGAAGACCCCACGTCACGGGGCACCTATAACAAGCCTGACGCACACCGTGTTCAGGTCGAAGTGCTTTGGAGATTACATGAAAGAAGTATCAGAGCGAGAGATACGGGTGACGATTGCCATGATGCGTTCGATGGCAAATTGCAAGCCCATAAGCCCGTTCCACTTGCAAGCATCAAAAGAGATGGAGCGCATGCTCGACGAGATACTGGCGCTGCGCAAGCAAGTCAAGGAGGCCAAACGTGGAGATCATTGACAACCGTGCGTTACTGCTTAAGGTACGCAATCCCGACAGAATCACTGCGGTGATACCAAAGAGCAAGGTGTTGGAGGATGACGGCGATGTCGCCAAGGTGTTGGTCAACTGGGACTTGGAAGAAGCCATCGTCCTCAAAAACCTACGCATCAGGGATGTGCCCTCACCGATCAACGCCACGTACAAATGGCCGGGGCTGTTCAAACCGTTTGAGCACCAGAAGACAACTGCATCGTTTCTCACCATGCACAAGCGCAGCTTCTGCTTTAACGAGCAGGGCACTGGCAAGACGGCATCGGTCATCTGGGCTGCGGACTACCTGATGACAAAGGGCATCATCAAGCGGGTACTGGTCATCTGTCCGCTGTCCATCATGGACTCGGCATGGCGCAACGACCTGTTCAAGTTCGCTATGCACCGCAGGGTGGACGTTGCCTACGGCAAGCCCGAGAAGCGCCGGGAGATCATCGCTTCCGATGCGGAGTTTGTGATCATCAACTATGACGGTGTGGAGATCGTTGCCAACGACATCATGAAGGGCGGCTTTGACCTGATCGTGGTTGACGAAGCCAACGCATACAAGAACCCCTCCACAAAACGCTGGAAGGTGCTCAACAACATGATCAAGGCAAACACATGGCTGTGGATGCTCACCGGCACCCCGGCATCGCAGTCCCCGGTGGATGCGTATGGCATCGCCAAGCTGGTCAACCCCGAGGGTGTGCCACGGTTCTTTGGCGGGTTCCGAGATCAGGTCATGCTCAAGATCACCCAGTTCAAGTGGGTGCCCAAGGTGGACTCTGAGTTAACTGTGCACAAGGCGCTACAACCTGCCATACGGTTTACAAAGGAGCAGTGTCTTGACCTGCCCGAGATGACCTACGTAACGCGAGACGTACCACTTACTGCACAGCAAGAGAAATACTACGAGCTGCTACGCAAGCAACTTATTGTGCAAGCTGCTGGTGAGGAGATCACCACGGTCAACGCGGCTGCTAACCTGAACAAGCTACTGCAACTGTCTGGTGGCGCGGTGTATTCCGATTCAGGCGAAGTGGTGCAGTTCGATGCCAGCAACCGACTGGCCGTCCTGCGGGAAGTGGTGGAGGAATCAAGCCACAAGGTTCTGGTGTTCGTGCCGTACAGGCATGCCATCGAAGTCGTTGCGGAAGACCTCCGCAAGCACGGGTACCCGACAGCCGTTATCCACGGCGGTGTGTCGGCAGGGAAGCGTTCAGAAATCTTTGAGCGGTTCCAGACCAAGGATGACCTGCGGGTGCTGGTCATTCAGCCGCAAGCGGCCTCGCACGGGGTGACCCTGCATGCCGCCAACACGATTGTCTACTGGAGTCCGGTGATGTCTGTGGAGACCTACCTTCAATGTAATGCACGGGTGCACCGGGCGGGGCAGAAGAACCCCTCCGTGGTCGTTCACTTGCAGGGCAGCGGGGCAGAGAAGCGCATGTACAAGATGCTGGAGAACAAGGTGGACATCCACAACCGGATCATTGACCTATACGGGGAAATACTTAGATGAAAAACATTTGACACTGTTAAATTTACTGCTATCATTAGCCCACAACAACCAAGGAGAGAGCCATGACCGAGACAATATCGGTTGATCGACTCGTCGCCGCTTACATCAAGATGCGCGACAAACGCGCCGAACTTCTGCGTGAATACGAAGAGGAAGACGGCGCTGTGAAGGCCCAGATGGATGCCGTGGAGAGCAAACTGCTCGACCTGTGCAAAGAGATCGGGGCCGACACGCTCGGTAGCAAACACGGCAAGGTAATGCGCACCGTGAAGACACGCTACTGGACAAGCGACTGGGACTCCATGCACAAGTTCATCTTGGAACACAAGATGCCCGAACTGCTTGAGCGCCGCATCAGTCAGACCACCATGAAACAACTGCTGGAGGAGAACCCTGACCTCATGCCACCCGGCCTGAACACGGACAGCCGATACGCAGTAACCATAAGGAGAGCATCAAGTGGAACTTGAATTAACGATGACCGTGGAAGAAGTGGCCAAGCTGCTGCGAGTGTCCCGACAAACCATTTACAACATGATCCGTGCTGGGAAGATTCCTCACTTCCGAGTAGGTAACAAGGTGCGGTTTTCCCGCGCCGACATTGAGGCCATGATGAAACCTGTTCCCGTGACTAAAGGAGAAACCAAATGAGCGAACTGACCCTGTTTAGCAAAGGCGGCAACAACCTGCCCGCGCACCTGCGCAACCTGCAACTCGATGAGACCACCAAAGCCCTGATGGGCGGCAGCGGCTCCACTGGCAAACGCATCTCGATTCGTGGCGGCGTGTTCCGCATGATCGTGGACGGCAAAGAGGTCGCGCAGAACGAAGACCGCTCGATGAACATCGTGATCGTTGCGGCCAACCCCGCAGTGTCACGTACCTACTACGCCGGAGACTATGAAGAAGGAAAAACAATCTCCCCCGACTGCTGGTCAAATGACGGCATCTCCCCCGATGCCAAGGTCAAAGACCCGCAAGCAAGCAAGTGCGCTACATGTCCCCAGAACATTGCTGGCTCGGCCAAACAGGGCGGCGGTCGTGCTTGCCGTTACAGTCAACGACTGGCGGTCACCCTTGAGAATGACCTGCAAGGAGATGTGTATCAGTTGACCCTCCCGGCACAGTCGATCTTTGGCAACGTCGAAGGCGGCAAGATGCCGATGCAAGCGTACGCAAAGTTCTTGGGTGGTCATGGTTTGCCTATCACAGCCGTCGTGACTGAAATGCGTTTCGACACTGCCAGCGCAACACCCAAGCTGACCTTCAAGGCCGTGCGTCCTCTGGAGGAAGACGAGTTGCTGACCTGCCAAGCCAAGGCCCAGACCCCTGAAGCCAAGGCCGCTATTGATGCAACCCCTGCCATGCTGGACGGCGCAAAGCCCAAGGCTGCTGTCGCTGAACCGGAAGCACCCGCACCCGCTGCGGAACCGACCAAGCGTGAGAAGAAGGCAGCGCCCAAAGATGTCGGGGCGATCCTCGACGACTGGGCTGATCAGTAAAGTGTTTGGGGGGTGGGCAACCACCCCCTATGGGACAAGACCATGAACACAGACTACATACCCGTACCGGGCGGTGCACGTAACAC